AGCAGTTGTCAGAACCGTCGTGGTAACGGTTGGAGCGTCTGTGGTTGCTCTTACAAATGAAGGACCGGTCCCGGCAGAAGGTCCGGTAGGTCCTGCGGGACCGCTTGGACCCGATGGACCGGAAGGTCCCGATGGACCCGTGGATCCAATAGCTCCGGTGGGTCCAGCCGCTCCAGTGGCACCCGCAGGCCCGGTTGGGCCTATTGCACCAGTAGTGCCGGCAACTCCTGTTGCTCCAGCGGGTCCAGCAGGGCCAGATGGGCCAGTAGCACCCGTCGCTCCAGCAGGTCCCGCAGGACCCGAAGGTCCTGACGGTCCGGTTGCGCCTACAGCGCCCGTCGGACCTACTGCCCCAGTCGGTCCAGCCGGCCCTGAAGGTCCAGAGGGACCAGTAGTCCCCAGGGCTCCGGTAGGACCCTGAGGACCACTTGGGCCGGAAGGACCACTGGGTCCACTAGGACCGCTAGGTCCTATAGGGCCGGTGGGTCCGGTAGGCCCAGCGGCAGCGGCAGAGTCAATGTTCGATCCGGTACGCCTCAAGAACTCGCCGTCAGCGATTGTTGCGAGTTCCAGGGTAGCCCCACCACCCTCTACAAAAAGATGGCCCTCGTTCCAATTACTCGGACCGACTATCGAGGCATCTTCCTCGTCGGCGACCGGGGAGACGAATTTATGCTCGATTGCCACTTCTCAACGCGCCTTTCTCAATGCACTTTCGCGCTTGCCCCGGTGATGCGGTCGGCGTCGCTTCTCTGGATGTTACCGAGAGTAATGGTCTTGGGTTTCGCTAACTGCTCAACCAGCTTCTTCTGGAACTCCTGCTGGCCGGCTATGACCTGGGCGAACTCCTGGATGATGGCTTGCAGTGATTGAATCAACTGCGGAGCTACGGCTTCGGCGGTGACTTCGTTCTTATCCTTCTGCTCGGCCATTTTTTCCTCTTGACGGCATTGCCTCTCGAAGTCGAGCTTGTCCCGTTCAAGCTTCTGGTCCCTGTCAGCGCACTGGCACTTGAGATTGTATTCATCCAGGGCTTTGGCATGAGCTAATTGAGCTTCGCGGTCCTGCTCTTCTTTTTTCAAGGCGAATTCAGCATCCTGCTGCTGCTTTTTGAGCAGCGCCCGGTCTTGATCCGCCTTGGCACCGGCCTGGATCTTCATCTGCTCGTTTGACTGGTCGGTTTTCAGGGTCTGGTTCTCCTCTGCCAGTTGCTTTGCCTGTTTCTGCAAATCCTCCATCTGCTTCTGAAAAGCCTCCATCTGCTTCTGGTGCTGCGGAGAGATCTGGGGTTGTTCCTTCATCATCTTGATGATCTTGTCCTTGTTCGACAAGGGAGAAGCCATGATGACGGCTTCCGGTGGTAGTGGAAAACCGGACTTCACCATTTCCGCCATCGCCTGAAAGTCCTCCACTTCCTGCGTCACCGTGTCCGGAGCGTCGTCCATCACAATGTCTACGTCCAAGTTCACGATGTCGTTCTCGGTATCCACCACTTCCTTCATCATCGGATCGGTTTGAATCTTCTGTTGTAATTGAGCAAGCATTTCAGGCGTGACATTCTGTGCCTGGGCTTGTTGCAGAAGCTGTTCTCCCCTGGTGACGGGCTTGTTCAAGCCCACGAACTTGAGATTATTTTCGTCATCGGTGACTCGCAGCCACATCTCCGACTTCCAGTATTGCTTGATGCGGTTCCACACCTTGCGATAGACCCTGATGTCTAAGTTCTTCAACATGTCGAACATCGGAGCCAACTCGGTCTGCCCGGTCAAAGCCCGCTGTCTTAGCGCCACTCCACTTTGCACCGTCTTATCTTTCCCCATCGTAGCTGCGTTAGCACCAACAATGTCCATCTCCATCTTGGCCTCAGAGAGCAGGTTGAATTGAGCCTGCGCCATATCTCCGGTGGGCAAAATACCAAAGTCCTTGCCGAACTCTCCATAGGCGAATTCCACGAATCCATCGGGTTTCGCAAGCTCTTGACGAGCCTTGTTGATGTCTTCCACCGCGCCTTTAGTACCAAAGGTCTGCCGCACGCTCATCAGATGAAGCGCCTTGCTTCTTCTTTTATTTATTTCGTCCTGAACATCCAGCACCTGTCTCAAAGACCCGTAACGGCAGCCTTCCCGATCCACAAAAAGGGAAGCAAACTCATAGGCGTGCTCGGTCTCGCCTTCTTCGTTGATATAGGGAGACTTCATGGGGTCTTTGCAATAACCCCCTCTGGTAAAACAGGCATACCACCAGTCGCCATCGTCTCTGCGATAGTAGAGTTCGACGATCTTCACCCGTCTGCGGGTGTTATCCATCCACCTTGGTTTGTCGTCGTAAGTCTGGGAGCCTTCCTGCATCGCACCGAGCACATCCTCGGCTTGCGGATATAAAGCCACCGCTTCATCGAAGTCCATCCACACCACCTGTCCCAAGTATCTCGCATCAGAAAAGTCCTTCCTTCTGGAATGAGGATCGTAGATCAGCCGATCCCACATGATGTGACGTACCACAATTTTGTAACCTTCGTCCCGAGACTTGGCGATGATCTCGATTCCCCCCGTACCTTCGATGGTCATGTTCTCCCAGGCATCCGACCTCTGACGTTCAAACATATTGTCCTGAAGACAGAATCTCACCGCTTCGGTGGCGGCGGTAGCGCCTGCCGCATGCTTGGGGGTTCTGGGATAGGCTTTGGCGGTCGTTCTATTCGCCCGTTCCATGCCCATCAGGGAGTCCACCTTGGGCTTGCAGCGGTTAATGACAGTGGCAGCTTGTTTCTGGGCCTTGAGTTTTGTTATTTCGGCGTCGGTCCACTGATTCGAGTCGTAGTAGCTACGGCACTTTTCCGATAAATTCCTTGAATCCGTTGTCGCGTCATCCGCTTCATTGACGTAATCAACGAGCATCGAATGCTCGTCATCCGTAACCGCTACCGCGGAATCAGGAAGAGGCTTTGCCTGGTTATCAGACCTGGACTTGCGTTTCTTGGCCATCAGAGGTTCCTCACTGTGGCAAACCGGTTGGGGCTTTGCATGTCTACCGGGTCATCGGGTGAGAGTCGATCAACAGCATGAAGCCCGGTCTTTTCGTGGATTCGGTAGAAGCTATAACCGAGAGGCTTTAAAATCTCCGTCAGTCCGTCCTCGATGCACTCCAGGATCAAATCGGGCTTGTAAGACAGAATATCCGGCATTCCCGTCAAAACCCTGCCGACCGTCTTTTCGGTGTCGATCTTGATCACGTTGATCCGGTGATGATCCGGTTCTTTCAGGAGGTCGTCCGTTCTCAGCGCAATGACCGGGAAAGCCTGCATTCTGGGGTGGCAGAAGCCCAACTCGATTCCGGCGGCACAGTAAAAATTCGGGTTGCCGCTGCCAATCACGGTGCGAGAGTTTTCATCACCGGCCGCAACCATCATCACGCCCGAGGTATTGAAACCTGAGTGTCTTAAATTCATCATCAGCCGCGCATAGTTGACCGGGAAGGGCTCGATCGAAATCACCTCCTTCGCCCCCGCTTTCCAGGCATCCAGTGAATAGACCCCGGTATGCGCACCGATGTCCAGGGCAATGTCCGCTTTCGAGCAAAGACGCCTCCAGAGCTTGCGTGACTCGGGTTCGTAGTCCTCCCCCCACAAAAGCCTCAACGCTATGCCGTCATCATTACCTGCCAAGTAAAGCCCCTCCACCCAACCCCAGTGATCGGTAAGCTTAAACCTCTCCTTCGGAGTTACCGGCTTAGGCAAGGCACTCACACCGTCCTCCAGCTATCCGCAGTCTCTTTCTCCCGAAACCAGTCTTTCACCCGTTTCTCGTCTTTCTTCTTCACTTCCGACAACCAGGGACGGCTCATGCAGGCATAACGCACGTCGTCCGCGCAATGATCTTCCTGATTGTCATCAATATCCTCCGGATGCCGCTCGTCCATTACAATATCCGGCATGGTTCTCCAGAAACCGTCATGACAATTCTTCGTGGCGTAGAGCATCGGTCCTTCTTCATCCCCGCCGATCCTCTGCCTCATTTGCACATACCCCACCAGACGCGAGTTATCCGCCCGTCTCAGCACGATACCACGTCTCAACATCAATTCAGCTATCGAGGGGCCGCCATCTACTTTCCACATCGAGGGGTCGGCGGCGATATAGGAGAGTTTTCTCTCCCCGGTTCTCGCCTTCATCATCCCAGCCACGTCCTCGGCTTCTTTTCTCAATCCTTCATTGGGTTTTCCGTTCCAGCCGTAAACTTCGTTCCAGCGGATGATCGCCCCCCGGCGATATAATCTCCCGTCAGGTAATTGATTGCCATTCGCGACAGTCCAGACTCCGAAACTAAAAGGTCTGGTAGAACCCCAGTCGAACGACCCGAAACACATCCAATCTTCCGGCGGGGTGAAAGGCTCGATGCAATGAAGGTCCCGTCTCAACTTTTCAAAGGCGGCTCCCGCGATAATATCCCAGTCGCCTTCCAACATGGCTCTTACCAGATTATCCGCCCCCAGACCTCTTAGCCTATCGGCATACTCCGGGTCGTCGTGGGTGAGATACGGATTGTCCTGAAGCTTTGCGGGAATGAACTGTCGCAACATCCCGCCTTCCTCCGGAGAAGCGCGCCAGATCGTAAGTGAAGGCTTGGGAGAAACCCAGGTTCGTTTGACCCACTGATGGCCTATGGAGCCTGGATTGGAGGCCACTTCGATCCGCGGGAGTTTTGACGCATATTGTTCTGGGACTTTCAAACCAGCGCGTCTTACCCGGCTTCTGAGGAAGCGATACTGATATTCCGTGAAATGAACCAGCTCGTCCATCATGAGCACATGGATTTCAGCCCCCCGGTACTTCTCCACATCGTTCTCGGAATCGCAATAACACAGATGCAGGACCGAGCCGTGCCAGAACTCGAACTCGTTCTCGACCGACTTGTACTTGACGAGCGTGGATTGAAGATGTTCCTGAAGCATCACATGAAAGGAAGTCGGTCCTCTCAGGTGATTGTCTCTAAGATCGGGCAGGGTACGACGAAAGAGATAAACCTGAATTCCAGGAACTTCCAGACACCAACGAATAGCGGAGACTCGTAAGAGATAGCTTTTCGCGCCTCCGGCGGCTCCGCCAAAAAGCACTTCAGTCGCCTCAGTTTGAAACGCCAGCGATTGTTTTGGGAGAAGATTTATTTCCACTTCACTAACGCCCCCGACCTGCTTTCTTCACCACATAGTTCGCCAGTCTCACCGCAGAGGCATCACTACCCGTTTTGCTTAACTGCCGGTTGGCCACCTCCGACCACAACCTGGCTAAAGACCCGCGCTGGGCCTTGCTGGTGTGCTTCAGAGCATCTTTGGGACTCCAAGGCATGCGCGTTACCCCCGTCCCCTTCTGCGCCTCATGTATTCCCGCTGGTAGGCGTTGTAGGCTTCACGGGTCCTCCGATTGGCTGTCCGCGACACCAAGTGCACTGGGGGTTTCCCTCGCTTATCGATAACCAATACCTCAATTACCCTATCTTCTTCGTTAGTCACATCCGTTAGTCGCTCGCCGTTAGTCGCAAGCCTTAAAGCTACTTCACACCTCATCCCCGGCAGATGATTTCTATGACAGGCAAGACAAGTCATTTGTAACAGGTAGATTTAGGCAAAGGTGAATATATGGCCACAAACCGCCCCCGAAGAGCCCAATAGGCGAAGGTAGCCCCCCCTATCGAGCTGGACCAGGTAGGAAAGCATGCTTACTGCCATTTGTCATAATGTAGTTTATACGAAGCGGCAGTGCAGCAAAAACCTATTTATCAACGGGTTGCTGATGCTCTATCGTAATCGGGCTAGGCTGATCTGACTGAAGCAGCGCAGCATTCGGCATGGGTGCAACAGTGATCGAGAAAACAGGGACAATATTGACGGTCATCTCCTGCTTCGCACCATAGAGGTGAGGACGTCGGCGCTCATAGTCCATACGGGCGAAGCGGGCCATGCGTTCTCCGCGCATAACGTTCACGGGCAACTGCGAGGTCTCAAGCACCTCATCGGCCTGAGATATTCTGGCGGTGAGTGCTCGTGTGACTAAGTTATTGTGCTGCTCGTCTCCCAGTCCGCCCAGCAACCACGCGTAGACTCCATGACGGGTTACTCCATGCTTATTGGCTATCTGCTGCAGTGTGGCGCCGTGTGAGTAATCGTCGAGGGCCTTTTTGATGTCTTCTGGCTTGTTCGAGAGCGAATTCAGGAATTGACCGTTATTCCTGCGAGGTGAGAAATCCTGAGTTTCCAAGGGACGACCTGGCTTACGCTTACCGCGCTTGATTCCCTTGTCTATACGCTTCTGGAGGATTTCGGACTCAGCCATTTAGACTTGCTCTAAGTGACGCCCATCAATCAAGAGTGACGTTTTGCGCCAGCCCTGAATGGTGTCGGGATTTCGGCAGGCTGATTTCATACTGCTTTTTCCTAAGGTTTATCATGGCCTAAATCTTGCTGTATGTCCAGTAGAAAGGCCAATGTGACTAAGACCCTACAACGCATCAAAGCACATCCGGCAGTCAGCGATGCCTTAACCGATTCTGACGGAACGTCGATATACCTAAAGAGCGGTTGGAAACCTATTGGGTGTCCAGGTGAACACGTTATCGTCGAGGATACGGTTATTGTCGCTGCACGTAGATTGCGCGACATTGAATCGTGCAACTGCGA